GATATCGTTGATGTTCTTGAGTCTATCTCATACAATCTAAAATATGGTGGCAATGATTATACTGTAGATGCAGCAAATCTTTATATTACTGGGGCACACGTTTCAGGAGAAGAACAAGAAACTGCATATGCATTTGATCAGGCAAGAGATCTTGCAGTGCAGGCAATGAGAAATGAGGCAGTTACTATTGGTGGATATACTACTAAGACACAAGTATTTGATACATCAATCACTTATGATACTGTAAAATACACACCATCCAACGTTGCATACACTGCTTCTTCTGGGATTACTACAGTAACAATTCCAAATCATCAGTTCTCAAATGGAGATCAAATTAAGATTAGAACTAATTCACTAATCTTTAAGTGTGATAAAGATAACTTTGCAACTGAGCACAGATATCCTAGACCAACTGATCCTGCAGCAGATACCTTCTTAAGTATTACTAATGTAACCACAAATACTTTCAGAGTTAATGTTGGAGCATCACCAGCTGGTGAACAATATAATCATATATTCACATTCTCAGAACTTGCTTCTATTGAGCGCAAGTTGACCGCTTCAACTACACCAGCACAATGTGCAAATGTTCAATCTGCAATTCATACATTAGTTGGTATCGTTACAACCGCTGTTGTATCTTCAAGTATTCCACCAAGAACTGTTGCACCTGGTGCTCAGTATTCTGTGGATACCTTTAAACTTACTAGAAATGGATATGATTTCCGCCCTGGTGATGTGTTTAAAGTTGTTGGTCTTGTAACGGCAAAAGACTTTGCACAACCATCTTCAGAGTTCCAAGTTGAAGTTACATCAACTTTCAATGATTTCTTTGCTGCGTGGTCTTTCGGTGAACTCGATTATATCGATAATATTGCTGGATTCCAAGATGGAAGTAGAAAAAGATTCCCATTATTCTATGTTGGTGAACTATTGAGTTTTGCACTTGATACTCAATCCCCATTATCATCTGCAATCGATTTAGATGCTGTACTTGTAATTTTTGTAAATGGTGTGATACAAACTCCAGGAGCAGCATATACTTTTGAAGGTGGTGGTTCTTCATTCATATTTACAGAAGCTCCTCAACCTCAAGATAAAGTAGACATATTCTTCTATATCGGTCAAGATAGCATTGATGTTACTAGAATTGAAGTTAAAGAAACAATCAAAAAAGGTGATGATCTATTCGTAAATAGACATCCATTCTTCTCAAGCGCAGTTGATAACTTATATCAGCAACAAATACGCAGTAGAACGATTTCAGACATTATTGGTTCTGACATTGTTGAAACTGATATTTACACTGGACCTGGAATTAATGATATTGATTACAGACCATTTGATTGGACCAAGCAAAAGGTAGATAAGTTTATCAAAGGTGATCTTATTTCAAAATCTAGAGATATTTTAGAAGCAAGAATCTTCCCAACGGCAAAAATTATTGGTGATGTTACTCCAACCTCATCGGAAATCTTTGTTGATAATATTCAGTTCTTTAATTATGAGGAAGAGGTTTATACTCATCCATCATTTAGCAATCTCTTCGATTCTCTAGATGCTGTTATAATTGATGCAAATGATCCTATTGGAGCAGGATTTACTGCTAATGTCTCTATAGCAGGAACTATTTCTGGAATCAACACTACAAACGTAGGTTCTGGATATAGTGGAACATCATTGGATATTAAATTCTCTGCACCAAAAGTTATTGGTGTTGGTATAGGAACTACGGCAACTGCCACAGCAACTATTTCTAATGGATCGATATCTTCAGTAAATATTACAAATCCTGGTTTAGGATATACCAATACAAATCCACCACATTTAATTATTGAAACTCCTAGTTTAATTAAGGAGGAAATTAAGGAATCTACAAATATCCAAGGTTTCTCTGGCATTATAACTGGTATTTCTACAACAACTGGAACTGGTGGACATCCACTTGCCCTCAAGATTAACTTTAGAGCACTTAAAGATTACACTACAGGTGGAGAAGCACAACTTGCTTCTGATGCACTTGATTTGGTTGCTGGTTATCCAATTATGGTTTATGGAACTAAAGTTGGAACTGGCGCAACTTCAGTATTCGATAGTAATGATGCTGTTGTTGCCATTGGAACCACATTCCTAGATAATGTATATGTTGTTAGTCAAAAAAGTTTTGAAAATGGACCTGATGCTGAGTTAATTCTGAACGTTCATAGTGATAGTCCTATTACAGGAATTTCAACTTCTGGAGGTTTTGAGGATAATCAAGCAGGTACAGCAACAACTGCACTTGGATACCTATCTTGGGGTAGGATATATAATTATGCTGAACGCAGTGGTGGTGTTTCTATTGGTGTAACTGGTTTAACAGTTGATGCTGGATTATCCACATTCCCTGTTCTTCAAAGAAGAGGAAATGCTGGATTTGATAAGAGTGGTGCAATCAGATCTACTAAGTCTATTGTTAATTCTGCAAATATTACTGCAGATAATCAACTCCCATTCTACGGTGCTTAGAAACCTTTAATTATAATCTATAAATACATAAAAAAGATAAAGATGTCAGCTATTGTTACTGATCAATTTAGAATTCTGAATGCCAGTAATTTTGTGGACTCCATTGAGTCCAATTCTTACTACATTACATTAGGATTAGCAAATCCAGTTGCTGCTGGATATGGTAGAACTAGTGATTGGAATACCAATCCACCTTCACCGGTAGATAATCTTTCGTATGCTAGTCATATTGGAGATACTGTACTTTTTGGTAAGAAGATTACTTCTGCCAATGCACGAAGGATTGTTAGAAGAATTGATTGGAATTCGGGAACAAAATATGAAGTTTATAGAAATGACTATAGCGTCACAAATCCTGCACCCATAACAAATGCTGCTCGACTATATGATGCAAATTACTATGTAATGAATGAAGATTATAGAGTTTATCTTTGTGTTGAGAATGGATCTAGTGGAACTAATCCCAAAGGAAATGTTTCTCAGGATCAACCAACATTCACTGATTTAGAACCATCTAGGGCAGGGGATAGTGGTGATGGATATATCTGGAAATATCTATTCACAATCAGTCCTAGTGACATTATTAAATTTGATTCTACAGACTATATTACAGTTCCTAATAGTTGGTCAACTTCAACTGATTCTCAAATAAGAGCAATTAGAGAATCTGGAGATTCTAGTATTAATGAAAACCAAATCAAAACGGTTTATATTGAAGATGCTGGATCAAATTATGCTAATGGTCTTGGTCAAGAGATGAACATCATTGGTGATGGCACTGGTGGTAAGGTTAGAGTTGATGTTGAAGGTGGTAAAATTACAAATACTGTAGTTACTTCTGGTGGAAAAGATTATAGTTATGCATTAGTTGATCTTGGATCTATAAATTCAAATACTAGTGGAACTTCTGCAAAGTTAGTTCCAATTATCCCACCATCTAAAGGTCATGGTTTTGATATCTATAAAGAACTTGGAACTGATAAAGTTTTAGTCTACGCTAGATTTGATGATTCTACAAAAGATTTTCCAGTTGATACAAGTTTTGCTCAAGTGTCAATTGTGAAAGATCCAACTGCTATTGGAACTGCAAATACATTTACTGATAGTAATTTTACTGGATTATCTGCGTTTAAACTTGTATCAATTACAGGAACACCTAAAGTTGGTGAAAAAATTGAACAATCCGTTCAAAACGGAACTTCAAAAGCATTTGGTTATGTTGCTTCGTTTGATACCGAAACTAAAGTTTTGAAGTATTTTACGGATAGATCTTTATTTTATAATCAAACAACAAAAGATCAACAAGATTATACAGGCATTTCTACTAATGGTAGACCATATGCTTTTGAATCTTCATCAAATTTAATTAGTGGTCAAACTTCATCATTCACAGGATCAGTTGATACTGGATTCTCAGGAATTGCTACAAATCCAACAGGAATTAAGCAAATAAATCTGGGTTCTAGTTTCACAGCAGGTATGTCAGTTCCTGAAATAAATAAAGGATCAGGGGAAGTTATCTACCTGGACAACAGAGCTAGCATTGCTAGAAATGCACGTCAAAAAGAAGACATCAAAGTTATACTGGAATTCTAAACAATGTCACAGAAGACAAACTTAAATGTAAGCCCTTATTATGATGATTTTGATAAGGCTAATAATTTTTACAGAGTTCTTTTTAAACCTGGATTTCCCGTCCAGGCAAGAGAACTAACGGGTCTTCAGTCTATCTTACAAAATCAGGTAGAATCCTTTGGCAGTCATATGTTCAAAGAAGGTTCTATGGTGATTCCTGGTGGAGTCACTTGTGATGACCAATTTACAACTGTTAAGGTAAACCCAGACCATCTTGGCATTGATATTACAGTATATTTGTCATCGATTGTTGCTTTAAACAATGGTAGAGGTGCCAAAGTAAAGGGAGAAACCTCCGGAGTAATTGGCACAATTAAAGGATTTCTACTACCTCCAGACGAAGGCGTAGAAGAAATAACATTATTCGTTAAATATCGCGATGGGGCAGATGATGGCGAAACGGTAGAGTTTTCTGATGGAGAAGTCTTAATTCTTGAAGAAAATGTTAGTTATGGTAATACAACTCTCAATATTGGAGATACCGTACTAACAACCCTCTCGGTAAATTCAACTGCTACAGG